ACTGCACTAAGTGCGATGCCCCGTGGAGTGAACGCAATCGCCGCCAGTCGATCGAGCAGGGTAAGTGGGTGGCGGCAAACGCAAGCTCGGAGGTTGGCCGTCGATCGTTCCGCCTTCCTAGCTGGTACTCGCCGACGATTACCTTTGCGGATTGCGCCAAGAAGTTTCTGACGGAAAAGCATTATCTGCACGGCTTGCAAGGATGGGTGAACGGGTGGAGCGCGATGCCGTGGGAAGATCAGTTCGACGACAACGAGCTAAACAACATCCCGCCCGGAGCGTTTGCCAAAAAGCAGGAATGGGAAACAGATCACATCAAGCTGGCCGCAATCGACAGGCAGATCGACGAGTTTTGGTTTGTGGTGCGTGCGTTCGCCAGGGACGGATCCAGCCGACTGATTGAAGAAGGCCGCCGGCGAACGATCGAGGACGTGGCTCACACACTGGCCGAGCTAGGCGTGAAGAACATTCATACATGCATAGACTCAGGATACGAAACCCAAGACACCTACCGCATCGCCGCCCGTTACGGATGGACGGCTATCAAAGGTGAAGAACGCCAATACTTTTACATTGAAGGGCAGGGTGGCCGGATGAAGTCGGTGCACAGTTCGGATCAGCCAACGGACGCAGGCTGTCGCCTGCTTCTTCTCAGCTCACCGGCCTGCCAAGATTTGCTGGCTTGGTTGCGGAGAGGGCAGGGGCCGCTGTGGGAAGTGGCTCATGACGTAAGCCCAGAATATCGCGAGCACATGGCCAGCCATAGGAAGGCACATCGCATTAACCGCAAGACTGGCAAAGACGTTTATGAGTGGATTCGGGTAAAGGGCAGGCAGGATCATTTATACGATTGCGAAACCTACCTGGCTGGATTTGCAGTGTGGGGGAAGGTGATTCAAGCGGAAGCAGCGATGGCACAAGAGGCGAAGGTATGATTGACACGATGGGAACGGAGTCGTGGATCGTGCTCTCCTTTTTTCCCTTTGGATTCAGAGCAGCAAAAACGCAACCGCGTTGCTGCTGGCCTTGGAGTCTATTGCCGCTGGGCAGGCAACCGTTTTTCAAAACGGAGGCCGAACAATGATTAACGCAAGCGTGGCCGGTAAATCCTTCAGCTACCAAGTCACCGCCGGGATCACTCCCGTTGAGGTAGCAAAAGCAGCTCTGGACGGATGGCGCTTAATCCAAGGTAAGAACGACGCTGAAGTGACGGCAATCTTTACAGGCGATCAGAGCCTCGTCACCTACCCACGGTTTAAGGAAACCACCTACTAAAATGGACATTGTCGGCAAAGTGATTTCGAGCTGGTCGCGCATGGTACAGGCCGCCCGGCACGATCCACGCAAACGCCGCTGGGTAGACGCCCAACTGGCCGACACAAAGCTGGACGTCAGCTCCGCATCCCGGCAATCGATCGCCGCTCTTTCCCGTTGGCTTTGCTATAATTCGGCCATTGTTCGCGGGGCGATCGATACGATGACGCGGAACGCGATCGGCGCCGGTATCAAATGCCAGGCACGCACAAAGGACGAAGGCTGGAACAAAGCGACTGAGGAGTGGCTGGCGATGTGGGAGGGATCTTGTGACGTTCGCGGTATTCTTACCTACCAAGCGATGCAGCAAGTGGCCACCCGCACGATGCTACGCGATAACGAGATCTTTATTCTTTTAACCGATAACGGCGACGGTTGGCCAATGCTGCAAATGGTGGAAGGGCACCGCTGTGAAACCCCATCTTACGTAAAGGACGACGCCAAGATTTTTGACGGCGTTCGCATGAACAAGTTTGGCCGCCCATTGAGCTACTACATCCGCACCGGCATAAACGGCGACACATTCACAGAAGTACAGGCCGCCGATCTAATTCTGTTGGCAGAACGCGACAGGGCAGACGAAGTGCGGTCACTGTCGAAGCTGGCATCGTGCATCAATCTGCTACTGGATCGTGACGAGATCCTAGACTACGAAATGCTCGCTTGTAAGCGGGCAGGGCAAATTGGGATGGCAATCGAATCCACGACCAACTCTGGCCCTGGATTCTTTAACCCGACAGAAACTGATTCAACAAACCTAACGACCGATAACCTTTTTGGTGGTGGTGCGTTGGTCAACGTGCCGATGGGTAAAACACTGCGAGAGATCAAAAACGATCGGCCTAGCCAGAATCTACAGCAGCACATGGATCAGTACATTCGGGCAGTGGCCTCTGGCCTTGGCGTACCCTACGCATACATCTGGTCGCCTAATGAGCTGACCGGCCCCAGCCAGCGGTTCGTGCTCGCCCAGGCTCAACGCAGATTCGATGAGATTTCCGATGCGGTAATCGAGCAGATGCTGAAACGGGTTCGCAAGTGGGCACTGGCCAAGGCAATCAAACGTGGTGATCTGACTCCGCCCAGGGGGATGACGATGTGGTGGGAAGCGGTCTATCACACCCCCGCTCGAACTACTATAGACAGCGGGCGCGATTCAGCCGCTGACCGAGAAGACCTGAAGATGGGCATAAAAACGCTCGCCGACATAAGTGCCGAGCGAGGCTCCGCGTGGGAAGAAATTGTAAATCAGAAGATTGCTGAACAGGTCTACATTAAGCAAAAGGCACAGGAAGCTGGGCTGACTATGGCAGACGTGCAGATTACGGGAGCACCCGCTGCTCCGACTGAAGCCGTGGCAGTTACGCCACCGGCCGCACCGTTGCCAGAGGATACCACCGTTCAGCCCCAGCTTGCGGAAGCGATTGAGCCAGTGCAGGCATCGGTTCCATCCACAGAAACCTTCACAATGCGTGACGAGCCAGATTTTAACCTTACCGCAAAAGAGATGAACATGGTGGTTAAGGCGATCGGGATCGGGGCAAAGCCGAAAACAAAAAAGAAAAAGTAGTTGATTAAGCCTGCTGGGTAGGAGCAGGCTTATAGGATGGAAGGCTTTGGAATGTTTAGCGCACTTTGCCTGATAGTTGTAGCTATCGTATTAGGTATTTTAATTCTTTTGCTGCCGGTCTTTGTTTTTCAAATATCAAACTCATCGCTACGTACCGAGGCACTACTGAAAAAGGCCGTAGCAGAACTAGAAAAGATTAACGCCCACCTGACTCCGCCTCCTCCGCAGGAGTAATTTGACACGCCATGCGCGGGCATGGCTCAAAAACTATTTAAGGGAATTTCCGTCATCACCGCTGGCCCTGCTTTGGGTCACGGGATGGTCATCGACGCAGACACTCTGGAACAAGTTGTCCAAGCTGGTAACGATCTCGGCCAAGTAAAGGTACTCTCTGACCACAGCTCTAGTGTTTCCAACATCATCGGATACCTAGAAAACTTTACCTTAGACGGCGGCCGTGTCCGTGCGGATCTCACCTTATTTGAAAGCCATGAAGGCTTTGCCTACTTCAGCGAACTAATCGGCACGCTGCCTGGGCAGATCGGATTCTCTATCAGTTTTAGTGGCGTGCCTAGGATGGCAGAGGACGGCACCCAACTGGCTGACGTTAGCACGCTCTACTCGGTCGATCTTGTAACCACTCCAGCGGCCAATCCGACCGGCGTTTATTCCGCACGGGTTGACACACGTAAATCGCTTAATATGGACACAACCGTAAAAGAATCAGCGCCGGTAATCGAAGCCGCGCCCGAAGCACCGGCGGCCCCGGCGTTTAATGCCGAGCAGGCCATCGCCGCTCTCTCCGCCCGCATCGACGAACTCGTCGGCAAATTTGCCGCCAAGTTTGAAGCCGTGGTCGAAGAAGCGCCCGCAGTAGCCGAAGCACCCGTGGCAGAAGAAGCTCCAGCAGTCGAAGCCGCTCCTGAAGCCAAGGCCGATCTGGAATCTAACGACAAGATCGTCGCTCTCGAAACCAAGCTCGCTCGCCTCACTGTCGAGCTGGAAGCCAGCAAAGGCACCCAGCCCGTCGAGATCAGCGAATCCAAACCCCTTTCTCGTAATGAACTTCTCGCGAAGTTTAACGCAGAAAAAGATCCCCGTCGTGCGGCGGAGATTTTCAACCAAATCAAGCTCGCACGATAACTAAGAAAGAAGGATAGAACTATGGCAAATAGCCTCGCAACAACGAGCAACGGCAAAGTCGTAGCACAACGTGCTCTCGAATTGCTGGTTGAAAACTACTCATGGATCGCTTCCGGCGTTTCCGATTTCTCGGACGCTACCGCCCGCAAGGGTGACGCGATCGTAACCCACACCGTCTCGATTCAGTCTGCCTCGGATTATTCCAGCACGGCCGGATACGTGGCTGGCGACGCATCCCAGACGGATGTTGTGGTAACCCTCTCAAATTTCAAACACGTCTCGTACGCTTTGAATGATGACGAGCGCACCAGCTCCTCCATTAACTTGGTCGAGCGCTTTGCAGCGCAAGCGGCCCACGCTCTCGGAAAGAGCATGATTGATACCGTTCTCGCGTTGGTCACCAACAGCAACTACACCACGACCGCCACCATCGCGGCCGGTGCAGTGACCTTTGGTTCCATCGTCGACATCGCGGCTCAACTCAACACCGCCAAGGCTCCTATGGGTGGACGGTTCGCCGTTCTCAGCCCTACCAACTACGCCAATCTTTCTAAAGATTCCGTGGTTGTGGCAAACGGCCAGCGCTCCACCGACCTCGTCGGCGGCGCCAGCCTCGGCGAAGTTCACGGCGTCAGCATCTACAACTATCCTTCTTTGCCCTCTGCGGTATCGAAAGGATTTATGGCCCAACAGGAAGCGATCATCGTGGCGGCTCGCCTGCCCGAGATTCCTAATGTTGAGTTCAGCGGCACCGTTGCCAACGTGACGGAAGCCAAGAGCGGTCTGTCGCTCCAGGTTCGCGAGAGCTACTCGCTCGTGACCGGCAGCGTGCAGCGCACCTATTGCCTCATCTACGGAGCGGCAAAGGGATCGGCCGGTTCGCTCGTTCGGATCGTGTAAGTTACAGAATCATCCGGGTTGCCCGGACGCATCGGGGGGTGCGTCCGGGCTTTCCCACTTTAAAAATATGAATAACCCCCTAGTGTCTCTTGCTTTAATCGTCGGCCCCAACGAGGACGACATTCTTAAACGCCTTATTCAATCCGCCCGTGGCCTATGGGACGAGGTCGTCGTGGTGGCGGCAGTAGGTAAAAATGAGGCGCACAGTGTGCGTATTTGCGCGCAGGAGGCCGCAGGCGAGGCTTTAGTCTGGGGGGAATACCAGAACAGCCCAGAGCATAGGGACTGGCCTCATATCGATAATTTCGCCGCTGCCCGTAACCAAGCGTTTAACCTGGCGAAAGGCAAGTACGTCATCTGGGCAGATTGCGATGACTTGTTCGATGGCGACCAAGCCAAGATCCACCGGCACGTTATTGAGGAGCGCGAAAAGGCCGACAAAGGCTGGGACATCCTAGTCACCCGGTACGATGTGCAAAATAGTGGAATGCGGCAAAACCGCAGAGAGAGGATCTTCCGCCGGCAGGCCGATGGGTTCCTACCGGCCGTGTGGGAGCGATCGATCCACGAACGGGTAAAGCCAATTCCAAACATGGAAGTCGGACTGGCCGACGGCCTCGTCATCGTCCACGCACCCAACAACTGCAAAAAGAACTCAAGCGATCGGAACAAGCGAATCCTGAACAGCGTTTTAGAGGGTGCCGGGATGAACTGGTACTACATCGGCATGGAGTCGTTTCTGCGGAACGATTACCAGACTGCCATCGGCCCAGTGCTCCTTGCCTTAGAGCATCCAGACGTAGGCATTACAGAACGGTACCAGCTTTTGTGCATGGCTGGCGTGATGTGTGCCGATCCAGCCAAACGCAGGAAATATCTGGGTGAGGCAGTAATGATCCAGCCCACGCGACGCGAGGCTTACGGGCACTACGCAACGCAACTCATGGACGACGGCAACTATCACGAAGCCGTGCGACTGCTTCAGATGATTATGACGCTTACGCCACCGGCCGGAGTCGTCTGGAATTTAGATGCCAAGTGGTACGGCCACATGCCAAACTTTTTGCTGGAACAATCGCTCCGGGTAGTCGGTCAAACAGCCGACGCAGATCGATGCCTTAAAGAAGCGTTCCGCGCAGCCTGGGGGCAGATCACCATCATCTACCAAGGCGATCTGCCAGACGCAGTGCGAACATCAAAACTAATGATGGACACATCCGATCAGCCCGCTGGCTTACAGCATCTATTCATCACTAACCCTGGCGAAGATAAGTTTGGCAAACGCTTAAACATTTGCACGAGCGTTGAGGACGCGATCAGCAAAACCCTGGGCAGGATCTTGCTATTTGTGAAGTGCGGCAAAGATGTGGTC